TGTGTCCCTCCTATTCCCTTATAATAATAGCAATATATTATAAGGAGTGATTAATTTGCAAAAACGATTAAAATTGCCAAACGGCTTTGGCAGCATCAGTTATTATGGCGATAAACGCCGCCGGAAACCATACGTCGCCAAAAAATATATTAGCGGCAAACAGAAACCCATTGGTTACTTTGAGAGCTACGAGGCGGCCCTCTCGTACCTTGTTGCGTATAATCGAGATCCATCATTATTTAACGCCTCCGAGATAACATTTGCTGAGGTCTTCCGGCTCTGGTCGGCCGAGCATTACCATAAAATCGCCAAGAGCACGCGCGCTAACTATGCGGCAGCTTATCGCCACTGCCAGGCTATCCACACGGCCAAATTTGTCAAGCTGCGGCTGCAGGACCTGCAGGCCATCATCCATGATATGAGTACGGCCGGCATTGGATACGCCAGCCAGAAGAAATGTAGACAGCTCATGCACAACCTCTATACATACGCTATCAAATACGAGATTATCCCGGCGACGGCCGATGCCTCACGTTTTGTCGACATTGACCGTAAGGTTACCAAATATCCAAAAAAGCCATTTAATACACGTCAGCTCAACCGCGTTAAAAAGCTGGCCGAGAGCGATGAGCCGTTATCCTGCTGGGCGCAGGCTGTTGTGATGATGATATATGGCGGGCCGAGGACAAGCGAGTTTTTGTCCGTCATCAAAGCAGACGTCAAGCTCAAGCAGCGCTATTACATCATCAGAGACAGCAAGACCGAGGCAGGCCGTAACAGAGCCGTGCCCATCAGCCGCAAGGCGCTGCCCTATTTTAAGGCTTGGATGGATAAGCCAGGCAAAACGCTCATCACTGCAGATGATGGCGCTGCTCTGTCCTATCATCGCTTTAGGACGCGCTTTGATTATGTCATGGACGCGACAAGCTGCCATCACACGCCGCATGAGTGCCGCCATACGTGCGCAACAATGCTCGACAACGCCGGAGCTAACGAGACGGCCGTCAAGCGTATCTTAGGCCACGCCAGCCAGGGCGTGACCAAAGGCGTATATACGCACAAATCACTGCATGAGCTTAAAAAAGCTATTGATATGCTATGACTTTGGTAAAATCAGCCATTTTTGCCAAAGACGTCAGATGTCTTTTGGAAAAAGTGCCAAAATTACTAAAGACGCTGTGTTGCTAACGTGTTGCTTATCCGGTAGGCGCTGGCGCTGTTAAGCCTTGCTGCATCGAGGGATTACTGTTGCTAACGTGTTACACGTTGGCCGACATCGGCCTGATGTGCCACAAACGCCGTCACAGCAAGGGTTTGAGCGATTTTAAAGGTTGAGAGTAACAGCATCAACCTCAGCAACAGTTGTCGCAGCCTCTACCTTGTCCTTAGCGGCTCTATACGCCACGTGTAGGGCGTTTGAGCGTCGTGCAATCATGGCGATTACCATACGCAAATCGTTGGCTGTTACCTTGACATCGGCGTTATCTGCCGTAGTCCAATCAATTGATGCATCAGCTCCCTGTACGTCTAAGGCAATGATAGCAGCGTTGATGCGCTCGCGCGCTTTGCTATCGTAATCATAGCTGTTACTGTTGTAGGTAATCGGCTCAACCTCTTTGCTGTCACGCTCAGCCTTAAGCTCTGCGATTTTGGCAGGCTTAGCGGCTGCCAGCAGCTCTGCATCGGTAGGAGCAGGTTTAGGATAGACTGAGCCGTCATCAGCAATGAGATACTCGCCATCGCCGTTGCCGATCAGCTTGTTAAAATCATCCTGGTTGACGATGACATAGCCTTGCTTGAGGTATTCAGCGATTTGTTCTTCGTCGTACTCGACGGCAAGCTTTGTGTCTTTTCTCTGCCCATTGTTAGGTAGGATAAGATATTGGTTTACTCTTTTATCATTCATGTTTTTTCCTTTCTACGCTCACAGATTTTGCCTGTGGGCGATTTTTTAATGATTTAGGTGTAATGATAAGCGTATGTTTAAAATAATTCGTTATGAGCCTTTCTGCAGTGGGGAATTATCAAAAATGATGCATATACAAATTCATGGAATAAACCTATTGTATTTCCAATCAAATTTCAAATTCCGTACATTGCGATTGCTAGCGCATATGACGTTGACCGATACAACGACCACCTCGGTGAGAACGGCTGCAATATTTATCATTTAACTCAATCTGGCTTAACTTTTACCTACTACGCTGCCGACGACTCTACCGATAAAGCAATGTATATAGCTATTGGCAAAGGTTAAACAGCTATAGCAAGTCAATAGCCAACAGCTATCCACGTACCTAGCTTATAACTATCTCCGTATCTAAAATCGCCCTGTATATACGTTGTTGTGCGGTTGGTTACCTCGTGAGCGTTAAGGCCCTCTGGCTGCACAATGGCAGCAGCGCACATTACAGTAAACGCTACCGGAAAATATATCTTATCACCATTGCTTCCGGGGAAATCGTATAATCCCCACTGCACTACATGCCAACAGCTATCCAAAGAGCAGTATCATTTGCGCCCCAGCCTGATGCTGTTGCTGCCGTAAATGAGCTGCGTGTGACAGCCTGTAATGACAACGGCTTCTGCCAATATGACGAGTCCTCTTGGAGTACATATGTCGCTACTACCGCTAAGCAGCGCACCGGAAATGCTATGGGGAAGGATGTTTGATATCCTTTCTGTGTAGCAACTCCCCACTGCAGAATTAGCCCATTCGCAAATTTTACATAGCCATTCTGCCCCAGTAGCTGTGCTACGATGCCACCACCACCGATAGAGTCAGCACACGCTTTAAGAACTGCACCGTCATAGTATAATGGCTTTGTAGACGAGCCAATAGCAGACGTGCCCAGCAATGCTTTTACGGCTGCGGCTACGCTAGTTGCCCCTGTACCGCCGTTGGCTACAGGCACAGCGCCAGTTGTATTACCAAGGCCTAAAGCATTTCTCACGCCTGCTGCTGTCGTTTGTCCCGTACCGCCTCTTGTGATTGGCAGCGTACCGCTAGTAATATTGCTTGCACTATGGTTATGGCTAGCTGCAGCAAATTTACTTTTAAGTTGATTATAAAAATATCTAAGTCCTTCTTCGCTTAAATACTTAGCCATATTTTCACTCCTTCTTATAGTAAAACCGCCCCAAAATTTTGAGGCGGTTTAATTTAGTTATACGTTACGCAAAAACCGTATCAATATCGCTAGTGCTAAGCGCGCTGTCCGCAGTTGCGCCGCCAGCAATACCGTTCAGTTTGCTAACCATCGCAGAGCTCATCAGACCATTAGCAGATGCAGTTGCTACGTTGTAAGTCGTGTTAGTGTCCGGAGGAGTCTGCCAAGTACCATCTGCACGCAAATATTTTGTCTGGCTACCAGCTGCGGGTGCCGGTACAAGACCAGTAGCGCCTGCTGCACTGCTAGTCGCACCTTTCATCGCAGCGTAAGTAGTATCGGTGAATTTTGCGTTACTCGGTACGCTAGTGCCGATGGTAAAGCCGCTATCCTTAATTACCTTGCCAGTAGTGCCATCAAAAACAGCTACGTGATTAGCGACGGAAGAAGCAGGGCCTGTTACTGCGCCGTCAATATTTGCCTGAACAACAGTCCAGTCAGCATTATTATCGGCAGTGCCATTGTTAAGGCAAACAATCATATCGCCGACTTCGCAAACTGCTCCGGCATAAGTACCCGCAGCAATAACCTTGTAAGTCCAGCCTACGCTGTGAGTAGCAGGCAAGGCAGTAACAGTACCGCCTTTACCAATGGTACCCTTGAAAATCATAGCATCTGCTGCCGCAATTTTGCTGTTAATCAAGGCTTGCACAAATGCGGTAGTTGCAATCTGTGTATTATTAGTATTGCCATTCGGAGTTGGCGCAGTAGGCGCACCGGTAAAAGCAGGGCTTGCCAGCGGAGCTTTTACACTCAAAGCTGCGTTAATAGCCTTATTTTGCACCGGATTAGTGCTGCTGCCATTCAGTTCGCTGTCAACGATAGTTTTGTTTGCGCCTTCTGCGATACCGGCCAATTTGTTTTTCTCGGCAGTCGTGTAATCATTGCTGGATAATACCTTACCTGCTTCCTTCGCTACAAATTCATCCTGAGTTTTTGTGTGATAATACTTCAAACCTTCTAAATCAAGATATTTTGCCATTTTGTTTTCCTCACTTTCAAAATTTAATGCTTAAAATTTTTAGCCTAGAAGACGGAATCAATGTCACTGTTCGTCAGCGGCACAGCGTCTTCACCAGGAACATAATCGCTATCTAAAATTTCGGCGATTGTTTCGTTTGAAATTACAGCCACAGCAACCGGCAATGTAACATCACCGCCGCCATCCATTGATACGTTACCAGAAATATCCCCTGTTAACGATAACGTGAATTTTTCGGCTAATCGCTTAGCAGTTTCTGCATTAAGTGCTTTTTTAAACAAATCTGCATGCGCATAAGGATCTGTATTGTGGGCGGCAATTTCTGCTCGCAGCATTGCACTGCTTACTAATGCCGCACCATCAAGATTAATTACTACATTTGCAGAATCACTAACCTTGATGTTAATAACAAATTCCTCACTTATTGCAGATTCGCCATTAAATGCAGGAAAGTAATCTGGCAAACTGTCTACAGCTACGAGATAAAGGATATCGCCCTCATCCGGATCTGTTGCATATAAGCCCATCTCCCGCACAAAAAAGCCCTCAGTAAGCTCAGTATTCACCATAACTGCTGTGATTTTCACAGTGCCCTGGTCAGTAATTTCTTTTCCGCTAATCGGTAAACGCTGTTCAAGCTTTTTAAGGGCTGTATAATCTGCAAGATTATCCTCCCCAGCATCGCCGCTACCGACAGCTATTTCTTTTAATACTAGCGGCTCACCGGCTTCAACTTTCGTCTGCAGGCGGGCGCCAGCCGCAGTTAGCCGCCATCCTTTCCAACTGCTCATTATCTAACCTCCAATCCTGCCAGTCATTGCCCCATATCACCAGCTACGGGCAGCTGCTGGCGTCTGTTTCGCATAATGACGCCACCGATATGCAAGCTATTGGTAGCAAGTTCGATGTGTGCAAAAAGCTCAACCCTTTTGTTTTTTGCTGTAAATGCACCGGTATATAATGTGCCGGCAACGTTACGCCGGAATTTTATGCCATCCAGCCAGCTACGTACATTTTTGCTTAGCTTGATAACCCTTATAGCATCATCTATGGTCTGCGCAGAATCAGTGCGATCCTCTCCTACAGTAACCCTAAAATGATAAGGTTCACCACCATATTCCCAAAATTCTTCCAGCTGAGTGCTGGAGTAAATTGTACTGAGCATATCAGTGACTGCTGCAGGCGTACCTTTTTTATGATGCCAAGCTATACTTTGTCGGATAAGCTGTCGTTTCACCTCAATAGCAAAATCAGCACTGTATGTATCTACGTGATACTGCCATGCCAATTCGTCTATTATTGCTTCCGGAAGCTCATCCAGATGCGGCAAGAGCAAAACTGCAGCTGTCTGCCCAGCTACCTTTTGCAAAATTGTTTCAACTGAAAGGCTGATGTTTTTCACTGTTGTATCTGCCGCGATTGAGGCCGGAAGCAATTGCGTCAATTGAAGATTTTTCAGCTTATTCATCTTCCAGCCCTCCATATACAACATTTTTGACATTAAGCCGCGCAGCTTCGGTTTGGCTTAATGCTCTAAACCCCGGGGCTTTAAGTTCAACTCGCTTCGCACCAGCTGCCATCATATCAGCAATGAGACGTGATGGATTAATATCGCGTCCTATTCGGCCCTGCTGCCACGCCACAAAATCACTCACAGCATTGTTTATCTGGTCAATGATTTGTGTTGCTTCAGCTGCATTTGAGCGGTCGATAAAAAACCTGACATCTAAATCATAAGATATATAATCAGGAGCCTTGACAATAACTTTATCTGTCAAAGGGCGTATAGTTTTATCATTTAGCTCTGCGGTTATCTGCTCAAGCAGCTCTTTCCCTGGGGCTTCTCCGCTATTTAGCAAAACACGTATTTCCACCGTTCCGGGTAACGGGGACCAAACGCTGACATCTTTAATGCTAGTAGATGCCCGCTTAGCAAAATACTCATATGCGCCCTGCGGACCTGCAACGCTGTACTTTTCTGGGGCAGTACGTATAGCCTCTCGATAACTTTCGTCATCCTCCAGCTCAGCGCCGCCCTCAGATGTCGTAATATTGGCCACACTTGCTACATATGGCACTGGGTCAACCAGTGTTTTGAGCTGCCCGGCAATATATCCATTGCCTTTGCCGCCAACATCCAGACATACAGCTTTGCCTGCACCAACCAGCTCACCCGACGGAATTATAACCGGGCTTGATAGTGCAAAGAAAACATTGTCTCCGGCAGTAAAGCGCGTGCCTCCGGGTATTATCGTTGCAGTTCCCAGGGCAGCTGATAAAGTAAGCTGCATCGTGGTAACGGCTGCCGTCGCCGGTATGCGCTCTACGCCAACCAGCGCCCCAAGATGGTCCAGATTATCGCCAGTAGCATAACGCAAAAGGTTTTGCTTGCCAGTCTCATTGATTTTGTTTAGCAGCAGGATAATTACGGCCGTAATGGTTAATAAAAATAACCGTACAGGATCGCCTTTAGCCAGGCTCCTGCCAGTTATTTTTTCATACTCGCTCAATATATAGCTTTCAACTTTTGATGCGTCCGCATCAGCAAAAACTATATCAGGCAAGCTTTTTAATTTACTCGTCATTTTTGATCATCACCTGCACTTTCGGGATAAGCCGGCCATCATCCGTGCCAGTAAAAGATATACTAGTTACAGTCACGCGTGGCTCATACCGCTTTATGGCCATGATTATTTCAGACTGCAGCTGTGCCTGAGCGGTGTTCATTGGCTTATCCAGCATTTCTGCGTTAAAGCCAAAATCACGGTCCAACGGCACAGAATATTTTGTGGTAGTAATTATTGTACGCAGGTTTTGCAGGATTTCCGCCGCTTCTGACGCAGGCGCAAAATCAATACCTTGCACTGGCTGAGCTAAAACATCGTAAATCATAATACTTTCAAGCCTCCTGCGTATTCTTTAAGTGTCACACTTACTTTAGCACTCATAATGTTGCCAAACTTGCCCCAAAAGGAAACGCTTTCATCCAGGCTTTCGATAACCCACATATTATCTGTGATTAATTTACCACCGATAACCAAAGGAAAGTATTTACCTGTGTCGCGTATCTTCCGCAGTTTTTCAAGCTCTTTAGCCGGATTCACTCCCTGATCAGCGCGCAGCTGCATCGTAAAGCTAATCTTCTCTACGTCCGGACCGATAAACTCAAGCACCGGCTTATCGCCGATAATGTCATGCTGCGCCCAGCGTCCACCAGTACCACGAGCATAATCATCGAATGTACGAATATAATGGCTAGATACAATAAATGGTATATCCGCCATAAAACCTACAAGCATAATATCAACCTCCAATCAATACATTGCTGCTCCCCACCGCTACCCTACCGCCACAGCTGACGGCATCCCCTATTCGGCCAGCAGCTCGCCCGTTAATAAAAACGGTTACGCTGCCGCTGGCAATCACTCCGCTGTGCGTGGGATGCGCTACACATCCATGAGGAGCATAGCTATCACCCACACGCCCAGCGCCTTTACCATTGATGATAACATCAGTACTTGCTGTAACAAGCGCTGTAGGTGCGCAGGCATCGTGGCCAGTGTCATTATCGCCTAAGCGTGTTGCTTTTGGCATGGTAATCACCTCCTTCAGTTCAGCAAAATGTTAGCACCTTTAATAATTACATTCCCCGTGGCATTAATCTCGATATCCCCATTTTGATACCTGATAAAGCTGCCATCGGCAAACGTAATGCTGCGCACGTCCGCATTACTCTCCACAGGCGTATCCTGCGTGCTGTAAAAAGCTCCTATAACAAAGCCTTTGCTGATGCCACTACCACTTGCATTCGGTTGGAAGATACACAGCACCTGTGTACCAACCTCAGGCAGCCAATAGGCTTTCGTCTGCTTGCTGCCTATAGTGATAATTGGTAGTTCAGCACTCACCATATTGTCCTTATCCTCAAACGCCACGCGAGCGCTGCACGATTCGCCATTGACCGCCGATACTGTACCAATGCGAATCAAGTTTTTTATTTGGTTAATATCCATCCAAACATCTCCTCACATCAATACTTGTTGTATAACCGCTGCTAATATCATGCTGTGCCTTAGTAATAATATACTTGCCATCGAAAGCACCAAAACCGCTAAGCTGGATATTCACAGCAGCCGCCAGTTCCGGATTACCTAAAAAACTGAAGCTTCCGGTAACCTCATCGCTGTTCTTTTCCCGCAGCTTCTTCTTTGCAAGACGCTCTGCATCCGCAATACTGGCGACCTGCTCATTGACTTCCAGTGTTTTGCCTATCTTTTTATCAGGAGCAGCAAATGTCGCCTCAATTTTTTGCTTCGTTCTGCTGTCCTGGTACTTAACATGGCAGGACTTATACACATCGCGCACTTTACTGCGCAGGCTGTAGCTTTTCAGCATATCCAGCACCTTTAGGCTGCTGGCAGAATAACTAGCCTTAGGCTTCGGCACCAGCGCCACAGCCTCAGCCGCTTCATAATCTGCCTCGTCAAAAATTACCACTTGCTTATCGCAGATTTTGAGAGCCAGGCCATGATCAGCACACAGCTTATATAAAAAGGACAGGTCAGACTGTTCCGTCTGCTCTGCCCTATCTATAACAGGATTATACTCTTTGACATCGTAATATAACGTCAGCCCCGCCTCTGTCGCAATATCATTAGCTATGCGCTTCAGCTCTGCCTTCTCCCAGCTGCGTGTACGCTCAGCGCCGCGCAGATTGTTGTTATCCGGCACGCTCACCGCCTTGATTTGCACCTCGCTAGGCATTCCGCTGCTGGTGATTTCATCAATTTCGAATAATCCAAAACGTACAACCTGCTCACCGATGCTCTGCCAGTTAATCAGCTTTACGCTAACGTCCAGCGTCGCGCCCTTTTCCGGCATCCAGGATGATTGCCACAAACCAGCTTTATCCTCAAGCGTAAGCTGCAGGTCATCTGCTTCGCCGGATATGTTATCAGTGTAGCTTACATTCTTCAAATATTGCTGCAGGTCCGTGCTGATATCCTTATCATTGTATTTAATGATTACCAGGCAGCGCCTTGCATTCATCTTAAACATTTTAACGCCTCCATGGTGGCAGCATCGACGTTACCGGAGCAGTATACTCCGGTACTTCCAACACAATTCCTGCCGGAAAAACAACTATGTCAGCGTATTGCTGATTTGCTTCCAGCAGGACGTTTAGCGATGCTTCATCATTATACAAGCGCTTGGCAATTAAGTCCCACATGTCGCCTTGGATAGTGGTGTAGGTATTTGTCAATTTCGTCACTCCAATCTATGTATGACAAAAGCCGCCTACATCTACTGTAAGCGGCTTTCGCCATAAAATTATTTTATTCGCTGCAATATCCCTGACGCAAGTTTAAAATCTGCACTTCACTATATCCAGCCTTTTCCAATTCTTCTTTCGCCTGCATTTGCGAATGCATACTTTCAGCGTATTTATCCATAAGCATCATAAGAACTACTTCTTTATCTGGAAGCATCGCCTTAATAGTTGAAAAGCATTGGTCGGCTATATCCAGGTTATATTCAATCTGCTCAACTAACTCACGCTGTTCAAACGGTAACGCCTTATAAGCTTCTAAAGCAGTCATTTTGCAGCACCGCCTTCCAGAATCTCCTTAAATTTCTCAACAGCATCTTCATAATAGCGGAACGTTTCCACCTGCTTATTGCTGTTTGGAGATTTATCATAAAAATACTTACCGTAAGCATCGCTTTTTAAAGCGAATCTATTAGCCAACATCCCCACCTTGTGCGCCGTAATGCCCAAAATTTTTCCAATCTCCGTAGCAGAAAGGGTTTTCTTTTCTGCCTTCTGCATAGGCAGTACAGGAGAGCCAGCCAGTACCTCCGCTGCTTTTTGCTGACAGATATGTTTATAATCAGGTAAATCCGTTGTTTCCGCCAAACGCAGCCACAACTTACACTGCCTGCTCTGTGCGTTCAGCAGCATAGCTTTCGCCCTCTGCGCCTGTTGTGTTGTTGGCTGTTTTGACGGCTTGTTATAACTACCAGTTTTGCGTATGGAAGGAATGACTTCTGACGTTATCCAACGTTTGAAAGCTTTTGCTTTAGGCAGCTTGCTGGAAAGCACGAGAGAGTATAAGCCTGATTCGTTGATGATGGTAGTTTCTTGCCTTCCTCCAGGTGTCGGTAAAACACAGACCCCTTTGTCGTCAGCATCTATATGTGCTTTGACTGCATCAGCTGTTCTCGCATATCCAAGCGCCTCCGCCACGTCTTTACCAACGAACCAGATGTTTCCATCTTTTTCTACGGTGCGAACATCACCAAAATCAGCGTTATTAAAAATACGTAATTCGTTCATATGGAACACCTCCAATTTTCACTTGAAAGATGTTCCCCCCCATGTTACAATATTCCATGAAGGGAAACCTTCTTAATACGAGCATTGTCTTTTGTTTTGACGGACTGGGACAATGCTTTATTTATTTTGTAGATCAGTATATAATCTTTCAATGCCTCGCCTTATAACTTCGACTCTCGTTTCGTTATAATGCTCAGTTAAAGCATCTAATTTAGCAAGTGCTTCTTCATCGAAGCGCACACCTAGCTGCTTTACTTTAGGATTATCAGATTTAGGTCTACCTGTTCGTGGACTCATTTTATTCACCTCACTTTTTGATTACCACAAATTTATTTTAATTTATGATTACCAAAAAGTCAAGTATTTTTTTCGTCTGTCGAACAATTTAATTATACAATACTACCTAGCCTTTGTTGTGCCTGAAGTCCAGTCCATTTACCGTCATTATGGCTATACTTTCGGGCGGCTTGTATGATTTTGGGTATAGAAAAAGCACTCGATGAAGAGTGCTTTTTCTATTTACTATATATCTTTTAATTAACTTTAGAAATCCCTAAAAACAAATGTTGCTTTTTAGTTTTTCCACTAAGCGATCTATATTGACTGGTTCTTATCCTCAAATCGTAAATATCTCCTTCATTAAGTGGATTAACGTCGTTTCTCTTCAGCTCCGCGCATGAACCATCATTAAAATGAACTTTTAATTCTTCATCTGCGGTTTGAAAAGCCAAAACACATTTAATCCTATTTATTGCTACCACGCTACCTCTAAATGTTTCTTCCATTTCAGTAGGCTTTTCATCAAATTCATTTAGTAACTTATAAGCTTTAAATAAGCTTCCACTTTTCATTTTCCTTTCTAATTTGCCATCACTCCCTTGCCAAGAAGCATCAATGTTTACTCCAGCTTTACCAGTTACTTTAAATAAATCGGTAATAGCAGCAATGGTATAAGGATGCAAGTCATCAATGTCTTGCAATAATTTTTTCTCATCATCAATATCATCCATAATTTTAAACAGCATCTCGCTAGATTTAAATAACAAATTGTCTTTAGATATTTCTGGCTGATTATTAAATAGCCCCATATCAGGCCTGTTAGCATTGCAAATTATTTTAAATGAGCCCGGCGCAAATGCCTGAATATTTAACGAAACCTGATTGGTTATACTCTTAGAAATATTAGGTGTCATAAATTGTCCATTAATGTTTTGAGCAATTCTATTTATAGCTTTTTGACAACTAGACATAAAATCGCCTATTATTTCCATAGGTGCAACACCAAAGCCTATACTGTCTCCGGTTAGCCTATACTCAAAAATATCACATCTTTCTTCTTGCTGCATTTTTGCCATCTGTTGCTTTTTCAAATTGAATACAGCACTATTATTTTGACACATCAACTGAACAGCAAAATCATTTGGGTTATTAGCTGCTAGTTTTTCATTCTCCTCAACCAAGGGAGCTAATTTATCAATATGATATTTTAAATCAAGAATATCATCTATTGAATTTTTCATTGACGCCGCCCTCCTTTTACCGAAAGAATTATATAACCTTTAGCATTACCTTGACGATCGTGCCCCCACCAACCTTCCCAATACTCTTTCATTTTAACTATTTCATGATAATTAAGATGTTCCGGACAATCTTTAACATCCAATAAAAGATACGGGTCGGTGTGAAAAGCTTGTTTTATGAGCTCGTGAGTTTCTCTTTTTTGTGGTACAAGAACATTAGATAAAATAGATTGTTGTTGCTTATTCAAAGAATTTAAGAGCTTTACGCTAATATAAAGTACGCAATCAATGTCATTAGGATTGATTTTATCGGTTACAAAGCTGCCATCAATCCATATCTGCATATCATTAATACCCAAAGTAATTAAATTTTTGACATACTCTATAAAACAATTCCAATTTTCAAGTCTTGTTTCAGAGTCAGGAAATGCATCAACAAAGAATGTTTTAGCTTCATTGAAAGTCATTTCATAACGTTCTGGCGGTAAATTACCAATTTCGTTAAATAGCAGATTCATAAAATCACGCTCACTTTAAATATTGTTTTCTCGACTCTCTCATCATCACGAATCTGTCATGATGTCAACTACATTATACAATAGCCAAGAATCTGTTTCAATATAACGAGCGTTATTTCACATCATTTATTTACGCATAGCTTACCCTCCTCTGCTGGTTCTGCAAGTCCTGCAGCATCTTCTTAAACTTTGCCATCTCCAGCTCCAGCACTTCGCGAATTTTTCCTTCATCGCCTCCGCCTTGAATTGTAATGTTTGGTGCGAACGTAGCAGTAATATTGGTACCGCCGCCCAGCGGATTACCCATGATACGGTTTGTTTCAGCCAGAAGGCCGATATTACGCGCGTTCGGCGTATGCGGAATAGCGGACTCGCCACTGTCCTCAGCAAAGGTTGTCAGAAAGGCGCCCTTACCATAGATGCCGCCCAAAGCGTTGTGCATAACCTGTACTTCCGATTCAGCAGTAACCATGCCAGCATTAAAACCTAGCTTTATTCTATTCCACATACTTGAAATGATGTTACCAATACGATCTGGCATATTTAAAAACCAATTAACAATATTATCTACAGCCAGCTTACCCCAATTCCAAGCTTTTTCGCCGAAACTTTCACCCACAACATCAAGGTTGTTAAAATAACTTGTTACTCGTTCTGGAATAGTAGCAAACCAGCCAATCATATAGCCTACACCGTAAATAACGTTATTACAAAACCATTCCCAAGCTTGACTACCAAACTTAGTCACATCATCCCAGTTCTTATACAGCAAATAGCCAGCCGCCACAACAGCGGCTAATCCAGCTACAAGCCACATAACCGGACAAGCCAATAAAGCGCTGTTAAAAGCCCATTGAGCAACAGTAAGTATATTTTGTTTCGCAGTCATCAATGTGATTTTGCCAGTTGCTAATTGCCAAAGATTGTTTCCGGTTTGCATTAAAGTGATACCTATTAGCTTTGCAATCGTCCATGCCTTTGTAGCCCCAGTCGCAAGCTTTGTTGCAAGCTCATTTTTTATAATCCAAGTATGCGCTGAAATCATTGCTCCTTTGATGCCATTATAAGCTAATACTAAACCATTGCCTGCCCATGCCAAAGCATTAAAGCCTGCCCCTAAAGCAGCAACACTTCCACCAACCACAAACGCAGTCCCAACCAGCTCACTGTTTTTGCTAGCAAAGTTTCCGAAAGCTGCTGCTAAAGGCGAAATGATATCTAGCATGCTTTTAAAAGCGGGTATCATGCCATTACCAACGTCAGTTTCAACAGCAACAAACTTATTTTTCATGAGCGCCAACTGATTTGCTGTAGTCGTTGCTTTTGTGTCAAACTCTCCCTGCATGCTACCGGCATACTGTGAAGCATCAGCCACCATACTTAGGTTTTTTTCTAAACCTTCAAGGTTGGATAAAAGCGGCGCAATTGCACCAATGGATTCCTTGCCAAAAAGATTCTGCAAAACGGCTCCCTGCTTTGCTTTGTCTAAACCTTTTAACGCTTTTAATACATCAAGAATAGCTCCTTTAGCGTCCTTCTGCATACGTACTGCCATTTCCGCAGCATTAAACCCCAAAGTTTCAAATGCTTCATTTTGACTTTTGCTTGCGCTCTCTCCGGCCACCATCGTTAATATCAAATTCTTGATGCCTGTAGCAGCTACCTCTGATTGAATACCTGAACCTACAAGACTGGCACCTAAAGCAGCTATTTCACCAGAAGCTACGCCTCCAACTTCGCCAAGAGGACCAATGCGTGTAACAACATCAGAAATCAATGGTGCTGAAGCTGCTGTTTTGTTGCTCAAATAGTTAATTTTATCAGCCAGTTCAACAACATCCTTCTGATTCATTTTGAAGGCAGTTCGCCATTTTGCCATCATATCACCGGCTTCATCAGCGGTGATATCAAAAGCTGTGCCCATTTTCGCTGCAGCTTCAGCAAAAGCCAGTAAATCTTGTCTGGCTATACCAGCCTGACCACCTGCAGCAACAATGGCAGCCAACCCCTGCGCTGTCATAGGAATATTTTTTGACAGATTTAATATATCCTTATTCATATCCTTAAACTGCTCAGGTGTGTCGAAGTCTACAACTTTACGTACATCGGACATAGCAGATTCAAATTTTATTGCTTGTTTTAAAGGAGCAGCGAATCCATAAGCTACACCAGCCAAGCTAATTGCACTAGCTTCATTTTGCCCCATTGATGTACGTCTTTGATTGATTTTTCCTTGAATTTTTGCATAACGCCGCGCATTATCGCTAACCTTCGTATAACTTTGATTGAGCTTACTTAAGGCATTGTTATAACTCTTTATATCAAGGGAGCCTTGTTTTACAGCTGAAGCACAAGCTTTGGCTATATTTCTATGCTCTTGCATTTTTTTATTTAATTGCAGAATCTGATTTGATGCAGAAGAAAAAGCTGTTTTAAAGTTACTCTCTAATGCAGCTGCTAGCTTAAATCCAAAAACATATTCCTTCAAAAATGCTCGCCCCTTTCTTGAATATATGGTATAATTAGTTAAAGGATGGTGATTACCATGATTGACATTATCGCTGCTTTAATTGGCTTCGGCGCAGTTTTAGTAGTCCCTTTCGCAACTATAGAATTTCTGATTGAAACATACGAAGATATTTTTGAAGACGACTAATGATTTATATTTTCCTTTTGTCCGCTCACGCCTGAGCGGACTTTTTATTTACTATTTTCGCAATCTCCAATGCTTCAAATAGGCCTAGGTTTAAATAAAATTCGACCGACGTAAATGTTGCCATTGCTAGGCTTACGGCTAACTCTTTTATGGGCTTAGAGTTTTCAACTCCTAGCCCAGCAAAAAATTTGCCACCGGCAGCACCAGATTTTTAAAATCAGTAGAAGGCATATCCAAAATATCCTCTACAGGTACGCCAATCAGTTTAGCCGCTATCAAAGCCTGAAAATCCATGGACAGAAATACAGCCGGAGTTGTGTCGCCCATTTTGCGCACTTCCTTTTCTGCTGCAATTAAATCTTTACCGCAGATAGCTTCAAAATCTAATTTAACTTCCTTAACTTCTTCGCCATTAATCATAATAGGATTATTCAATTTAACTACTTGCATCTTTCATTCCTCCAAACTTTTATAATTTAGCCCCCAGCATACAGCTGGAGGCTTTTTTGATTTAGCTCAGCCCAAGAGCATCACGGATATCAGCAGCATAATCAACGCCATCGACAACATAAATAAAATTATATTTGTCATATTCAAGCAGCGTTTCGCCATCTACGCTGATTTTGATATACATAACCTCAAATTTGTTTGCCGTGCCGGTAGAAGCGCCAACATCAAGCTTGCCCAAAGAAATCTCCTTAGGACGTCCGGCAATCACACATTTCACAGCTTGCTGCTTCACAATATGCTTAGCGCTGTCATAAGCATCCTGAGAGCCACGCAGGTCAAAATGATATGCCTTCGGCACCATCAGGCTAATGTTGTGTTTGTTGAGCGTGCGCCAATTGAAAGTTGCTTCCATGCCGCCGAAATGTCCCGTAACCGGAGCATCAAATTCACCGGCAATGCCTGCCCCCTTGATACTTTCAGTCATCGCAGTAAGAGTAGATAACTCTACATCAGCAACGCCAACCAAATCATTACCATTCTCAAAAACTTTAAAATTTACCAGTTTCTCAGAAATAATCGCCATCTATCTCACCTCCTGCTTAACCAAACAGCGTTTCAAAATACGCTGGATCATATTCAAGCACGTTTTCGATTTCACGCGCCGGAGCAGGCGGCGTAAGATATGTGTGGAATTTAATAATGCCGTCCATGAGGTTAGTTGTCGGATTTTCATCCTCACGGAACTCAATACGGCCGCCCAGAATAACACCTTGTCCGACTAAACCATTCAAGCGCATATTCTCACTGTCAATGATAGTCTGGATAAGGCGCTTATTAATCGGTTTATCTACCTTCGCCCAATAAGTCTGAATGAAGGTCTGCGCATGCCAGTTGAACATTCTGCGGATGGAGATAAAGGCGTCCTTCGGATCAGTGTTAGACGGATAGCAGGCAGTTCTGTTGCCCCAGCATTTCCAGCCGCCGATGAAATTCAAAGCAGTAACTACGCCCTGACCGTTCAGGTATTCGCCCTCATCCGGTCCCAGCTGCACCTCAGTACCATCCTTCAGGCAGCAGCCATTAATCTGCATGCTTTTATTGGACGGAGATTCATAAGGGATATCATCGTTAGCGCTGTCAACCTGCGCCATAACGCCAAGCACATGCGTGGACATATGGTAAACAGTATCGCCAAGCTTCACCAGCGGCCAGCAGACTACTTGAGAAGTATCGTTATAGCTGTTCTGGTTCATCCACGCCTTGACATCAGTATATTTCTTTACTGCGTCGGTCGGTACGTCATTGAGCGTAATTGCCTTGAAATGGCTGTTGATGTTACCGGCTTTAGCTTTCATCACAGCAGCCACTGTAGGATTTTCACTCCAACCAGGAGCGAGAACGATACCAGGCACAAGGTTTACCGCAGGGAATACTTTGTTGAGTACCTCCAAACCTTTTACGCTACCATCGCTCACGCTTACGCCACCGATGATATCATCAGCATCTACCATAGATGCATCCAGCTCATCATAATCAAGGAACAGGGATGCAGCGCTCTCTGCTTCACCGCCATCCAGCGCCGTGATAACCAGAACGCCGTCATCATCATAGGTTGCTTCATAATCAGTACCAGCGCTCAAAGGCTGGCCTGCACTGGCCTTTTTTACCTTCAAGGTTTCCAGCAGCACCGCCGCCTCTAGCTTGCCCACCTTATTAGTCAGTGTTACTTCCTTGTCGGATACAGTCTTTTTATGTGTCTTCGGGTCCAGCACGTTTACGAAAACAACAGGAGCGCGATTATACAGCGCAAACTGGCTGTAAATAACCTCGCACAGAGTATATTTTGCAAAGTCTTTGCTAAAGCCAAACTGTTTCACAGCCTCTGCATAGCTATAGCACAGAACAGGCTTATTGATTGGTGCGCGGTCACTCGCCAAATGAACAGGAGCAGTGCCGAACACTACAGGCAGGCCAGCAGTACTATTTACCGCCGGTACAATACTGGTAGGCACTTCCTGTGTATAGACGCCATGTTTATATGCCATTGCTTACACCTCCAATGCTTCTTTGTAGTATTTGTAGAGCGGCGTGCCGGGCTGTTTGGTCTGCGCCATCGCCGTATTCAGCTCTGCCACAGGCACAAATAAACGCTTCAGCGCAGGCATTGCCGCAAACTCTTTATCAAGATGCGTTGGCAAACCGCCAATAAAAACCTGATATTGCAGTAATCTGCCACGGCTCAGGTTCGGGCCTACATAAATCAGCTTTTCGCTTGCTGATTTTTGATTTTTAATAGCCATAATAAATGTCCTCCTCATATGGTTGACCGATAGTATAAGTTGCCGTAATTTTACCTTGCCACTGTGGCGCGGGCTGTGCTTCCGGCACTTCCAGCTTCAACGGCAGCTGCAGGCGGTGCCTGTGAGCTACCAGACGATGCTTCAAAAGATGTTGGCGCACATGCTCCATAAGATTATAGAGACTGCGCCAGTCGTCCGCATCACTGTTATCATAAATGCTGAAGCCAATTTCTACCGTCGCGGTGCTCATATCGCCGTCTGCAGTATCCTGCGCCCCGGTGACAAGAGCATAGATAAACGATGCCTGCTCATCAGCATTCATGCGTGCCGGCGGAAAGCCTGCATATACTTTAATTTCACGCTGCCCAGAGGGCTGCTGCGTGCTGTAGTCGGTAACTGCAGGGCGCAAAAACTCAGCCAGATTATCCATTAATTCAACCGTGGTCATACAAGCTCCTTACTTCATTTTTGAAAAACGATATTCTACTTCATGTAAAAAGCGCTCATTCAGCGTAGCTTCTGCTAATGGAGTAAGCTCACCAATAACATTTTCAGAGCCAAACATTTGCGGTACGCTAGGACCATAAGGAATGCGCAAAGGATAGCGTGCCTTGCGTTGAGCGCGCTGCATTGTGCCAGCATAACCTTTGCGCGATACACCAAGGAATAAGCCTGGCACAGCCTTCGCGCCGCTTTGCTTTCGTACTTGCACCTTTACCGGCCCGCGCTTATTGGTCCGTACCCGAAATGCTGTCAAAAGCAAGGGACTACCTTGTGAAGCAAGAACGCCTCGCAGTTTAGAGCGTGACGCACGCTTAATATTCAGTGTCCCTTTAATATTCTTAGCGCTTACCAGATAGTTTTTACGGATAGATTTGGAAGTCTGCGTTTTTATCTTTGTAATTGTACGGTTGATAGCGTTAACTGCTGCCAGTTCAATCTGCTTTGAAGTATTACCCAACATCTGCTGTGCATATTCCAGATTTTTCGCATCAATACTAATCATCGGTCATTCGCCACCAGCTGAATTGTTAAAATGCCCATATCGTCACTCACGCTTTCAACCTCATACATTTTTTCATCCAGATAAAACCGCATGCCATAGACCGGCACCTCAGGCAAATCAGCCTTTAGGCAGTTAACCTGCAGCTGACTGCCATAAATACCGGGATAATAGTCATCCTTACCGGCTTGGATAGAAAGCGACTGCGCCACGGAGATATCCTGCACAATCACCTTGCACTCCGTACCGTTCAGATCATGCAGCTCCGCAAACTCCATATCATTGAGAAAGACAGCCGCATTATCTACGGCTATCTGCTCTTTAAAGCTCAGCGCTTTCATTGTACGGTAGCGGCTTCATCTACCGCCGGCAGCGCGTCTTCATCATCACACGCAGGCTCTTTAGAAATAGATTTAGAAGCAGGCTGCTTTTTGCTCTTTTTGCCAGAAGCAGGCTTTTCAGCCTCAGTTTTGCTAATGATCGCAACATCATCCGGAGCAGTGGTTTCCGCCTCCGGCTCGCCAATGATTTCAAACTCTTCCGGAGCATCATCATACAGCTTTTGAGCAACGTCTGCAGGCAGCTCGACAACGCTGCCCGCTGCATAAACTACGTTATTATGACGCAGAGAGAATTTCTTAACGAGGATATACATAAGCTGCCTCCTTATTTAACCTTGATAACATACCAGTCATCCACGGATTCAGGAACAACAAGGCAACGGCTCTGCATAGCAATGGAGCAGTAGTCATTCTCGATGTTCATAGTAACCTTAGGCACATAGCGGCCTTCGTATGTGTGGAACTGCCTATCTTCCTCCATCTGAGTAACGGCGCCATACAAGCGCTTGCCACGACCGGCAACGCCGATAATAACGTAATCATCAGGCAGGTACGGAGTAAATACACCTTCGTTGTTGATGTAACCACCCTCATAGGTGTACATCTCCAGGCCTAAGGCACCCAGCAGGCCGAAGCGCATAACCTCAGGGCTTTGAATCTTAGGTGCGAAGGACATCAGCGCCGCATTATCGCGGGACGGAATCAGCAGCTTGTCATAAATGCTTTTGTTGTTCAACAGCAGGTTGCTGGTAGCCTCAGAGCACATCATGATAGTCGGAGTCAGGCCAGCATTACGGCGGATGGTTTTGGAAGCCTCCTGCAGGTTACCGTAAGCATCAGATGTATCCTTATCCCAGGTATCAGTACCGGACAAGGTTTGCTTTTGAGTAAAGTTAAAAGAGATGGTGTCAATCTTTTGGGTTTTACCGTCATCAGCATAACCGTTAATGGTGTAGCTGCCATCAATCAGCAGCTTTGCAGCCATATATTCCTCAGTGCGGGTGCACATATCAGTCAATTCCTTGATATCCTCAGCGCGATATTCTTCAGCTCGCTGTTGGGGAGTGCGACCGCTATACACGCTTTCACCTGCCAAGCGCTTTTGCAGCTGCTCAGCAGTCAGTACGCGCTTAGGCTTCATCAGCGGTGCCTTGTAGGATTTGGTTTCAAAGCCATCACGCTGCATATTAACACCTTGAGAGCCAGGAACAACAAAGGGCGCCATGGAGCGACCGCCTTTTTTGAAATCCACATCCAGATATTCAGAGCTATAGGTAATCGCGTTCGGGAAAAAGGTGTTTACTAACAAAGGATTGGGCGGATATGCACGATTGATTACGCCCAGCAAAGAACGGGTAGAATTGATATCAAATGCCATAGTTTATTCCTCCTTATTGCAGATGAGTCAGGTAGATGCCAACAGCACGCAGCTCTTCCTCGTGTGCCTGCACAGAGTCAGATTCAGCGCCAACAGACATTGCCTCTGCATTGAAAATGCCGCTAATATAAACAGTAGCAACTACATCGCCGGTGCCAACAACAACATCTTCGGCCAGCACAGCGTTTGCTACCTTCAGCGCCGGAGTTGCGGATGCAGCATCAACAATCTGATATTTGCCTTCACTGACAGCCAGCACAGCGCCTCGTTTAAGTTCCTTTTCAGCGCTCAGGCCTTTAAGTGTAATGTTTTTGGTAAGAGCAGCCACAGCGGTGCCGCCAATAAGCTGGTCCACATTGCTTTTTTCACTGGTTACATATGCCATTATTTATTACCTCCATACATATTCTGCAGAGTTTTAGCCATGTTTTCGGTGCGCAGGGCATCTTCCTCTGCCTCAGTCAGGCCATTAGCAGGCTGACCGGTTACATTACCTGAGCCAGATTTCATCTGGTCGTCAATCAAATCATTCATAAAGCTTTGAGCTGCAGAAGTCTGAGCTGCAGGCTGAGCACCCTTAATAGCATCAATGGTTTCTTTGATTTCATCAGCAGTCTTGCCGTCTTTGATGGCCATATTGATTACAGCCTTCACACCAGCACTGCCATCATCCAAAGCATTGAGCGCAGCCAAACGGCTTCTTTCCTCATTGCGGATTTGCTCCTCATTAACCGGAGCGGTGGTTTGGTTCGCAGGAGCAGCACTGTTAGTCTGTTCCCCTGCTCTGATGCCGATAGCACTCAAAATAGTGTTTACGGCGTTCACAAGATTTTCATTCATCGTTTTGTCCTCCTTTTTGCGGATTTTGTTTTTAATTATGTCAGCATCTCCCTGGCTCAGCTGATGCCGTACATGGTTGACCACAAGCACATTGCCGTCAAGAACAGGTTCAACCTTACCTTGAATCTGGTCACAGAAGCCATTGGCAAGGCATTCTTCAGCAGTAAGCCAGGTGCTGTTTTTCATCATGGTCTCCAATTCTTTTTCGCTGAGCTTGCAGCGCTCCTTATAAGCTGCCACAATACTAACCTTGACAGGCTTGAGCATTTCAATAAGCTTACCCAGCTGTTCAGCGTTGGCAGGCTCTGCCAGGCAGACCATGGGGTCATGAATCATCATCATAGCGTTAACTGGCATGAGGATTTTTTTGCCGGCCATAGCAATGATTGTCGCAGCACTGGCCGCCAAACCGTCAATCATTACAGTGGTATCACCGGAGTAAGACTTTATCTGGCTGGCAATGGCGTGTGCAGCGAAAACATTGCCGCCGTTGCTGTTGATACGGATGCAGACCGGCTTGCCTTCCAGCTTAGCCAACGCATCAGCAAAGCCTATAGGGCAAACATCGCCACTGCTGTCATACCAAGGCTTTTCGCTGACGATATCGCCATAAATACGGATTTCAGCAGTGTTTTCGGATGCTTTGTTGATAATCTCCCAAAATGGTTTATTTTTCACCATCGTTTTCACCTCCTTCCTCAGTCTTGACATTCTGATGAAGCGGATAATTGAGGCCATTGCCTTGCCAATGCTTATGTTCAGCTTGCAGCTGTGCAATGTTTTCCTCGTATTCCGTGCCGGTGATTTCGGCAGATTCCTGTTCACCGGTACTGAAGCCGTAATCAACACGCAGCTTGGCGGCCTGAACCTCTTTCACCGGGTCAAGCATGCCCATAGTCGGACCATACCAGGACGCGCGGCTCCACGCCTTACGCAGCAGCGGATCACTAAAATAGCCAGGCGCTTGAATGCGCCCAATAGCCACCGCCTCAGCCAGCCAGCGTTCATATACCGGCTGACAAAAATCCCTTGCGAACCAAATGCGCCGCTTCTTGGCAACTGCCTGAAACTGCAGCAAGGCACCGCGTGCAGCACTGTACGAGCTTTGGAAGCGCGACAAAAGCACTTCTGAAGGAATTTCCAGCGCCGCGCCCACCTGAGCAATCAGCGCATTGACGAAGGCCTCAAAGGTGGACAAGCTGCGATTTGCATCGACAGTCTGTACTTCATAGCCAGGCGGCAGCTCGTTCATCGTGCCTGCACCCAGCTCAAAGGTATACTGGTCAAAAGCAACCTTTTCATTCTCGCCAAAGGCCTCCGGCAAAGCGTTTGGAAGGCCTTCGCCTGCGTCCTTCGTTTTGAAGAACAGCGTAAAATAGCTTTTGATGATTGCAGCAGTAAGCTCCGCTGTGCTATAACGGTGCATCTGCTTCAATTCTTCAATGGCCGGTGCCAGAATCGGCACGCCGCGGTACTGCTCCGGCCTTTCCTCATGGCTGATTTGCAGGATGTTCGGAGCACCTGTTTTGCGCCCGAAGGCTTCCACGCGCACCCATTTTATGTTCCTGTTTTCCGTCGGGTCATAAGGCACCCGGTCAGCAACCCAATAGGCTACAACGGCACCATCCGTATTGATTTCAACACCATTAATAATCCTGTTGCCATTCTTGGGGTTACGAACCTCCACCTCATTAAGCGCACCAATAAGACTATAGGTATTAGGATTGCAGACACGGCTTGCTTCAAAAAGCTGTATCTTGGTGGTATAAGGATTATCGCCTAAGGCCTTGCGGTATTTAATCGCCGCCCAGGCATCTCCGTCCACAATAGACGATATAAAAGCAATATCCTGCATATCGTAAAAGTTGTGCTTGCGATACAGGTCACACTCTACGCTCTGCGCCCACAGATTAAACTCCGCCTTAGTGTGTCTGCGCCATTCAGCAGCTTCCTCCGGGCTCATGCCTAACAAGCGATAATCCAGACAAGGTGAAGGCACCAGGCCAGCGCCAACAACATGCGTCCTGTAGCGATTGATAGCAGCAGCGCCAACGGGGCTGTTAATGGCCATGTCAGCACTGCGGTTGCGCAGGATGTTCAGATTTACGTCAACATCACTTTTAGGGCTGGACCTTATCGGCCAATAACCACGCATAGCTTGTTTTTCGGCACTGGCACCACCGTTACTGTAGCCTGTGTTCAACACCGGTCTGAGGATGATGCCAGTGGGCCGCCCTTGTGTTAAAGTCTGGTCAGTAGGATGTCTGGCCTTACGATTGTAGGGTGTTCGTTTCTTACTCATTTCGTAGCCTCCTGTTTTATTTGAGCACTAATCACGGAAAAGCACTCTTTTTGCACGCCTATATCCCTCTGATGCAGGCGCATTATCGTCTTCAGTAGCGCCCATGGCTCGCAGGCGATTTATTTCAGCCTGAATGGCGCTAAGGTCAGCGCGTGTCAGTAGCCTATTGCCAATGCGGTAGCTCTGACCGGTGACCAGAATAGCCTGCTCAGCCTTCAAGTACTGGCGATAGCGTTCGTTCAATGCATTGCTCATTCTGTTCTCCTTCCTCGTTTAATGCAGCCATAGCGTTTCTGTGGCTTGACAGCAGGTGCAGGAGCCGTCGCCCCGCCTGCCTCGCCATTGCTGCCTTGCGCCAGCATAGCATCCAGCTTGTCAAAGTTAGGTGCAATACTGCGCATGCAGGCAAGATTATACACAGCAAGGTCCAGCGGCTCATTGCGCTTATCCTTGGCTATGTTCGTCCACTGAAAAACAACTACGCCGTTTTTCTTACGCGGCACCAGCTCCTCGGAAATCAGACCGCGAAAATAAATGCGATCATAGCCACGATTGGCATAAGATTCTATGACAGCATCACTGCTCAGGCTCTTAGCGTCAGTTTTTACCAGACCTTGCAGCGCTTCAACGAATTTTTTCATCCGACGCTTATCGTCCAGAGGAAAATGCATATATTTTGCTCCCTGGACCTCAATGCTAAGACGGTCCATAATTTGCTGCTTGCCCGTATCCGTGCCGATGAACACCAAAGGAATGGAGCTGTTACGCATCTGCTTTTTGCCAATCTTGGCAACAAGGTCTTCGTTGGCCATGTTTGAGCCTTTGATAGCAAAGCGCTGACGGAAACGGTTCTTAAAGCAGTAGGCATACACATAATCAGTATAGTGACCGCCGCAGTCAATAAAGGTTCTGGCAATTTTTAGCCCTCGCCCATTGGCAAATTTATAGGTTTTGTCCAGGACGCGGTCTAATTGCTCCCATACCTCGGGAGTGTCGGGAACGCCTAGGATAACGCCCTTGCGTATGCCCCAGCGTTCTTCGCCATGCCCCCAGCCTGCAACCTCATATTCTAGGCGGTTATCCTGCGTATCCACCGCAGCCGTCAGCAGCAGAACACCCTGCGGCAGCTCAGCGCCATAATCCTCGCGCCGCTTAATGAAGATATCCTCACTCTCGAAATTGCCTTTACGCTCGTAAGATTCACCGAAACGGGTATTGTATATTACCTTCTCACGCTCCGGGTCGCCTTCTGCCTCCAGCCATTCCTTCATGACATCATTCCAGCTAATCCAGGGGCTTGTCCAGCAGTTCACGAAGAAGCTGCGCGTATCGGTGGCAAAAGCTGCAGGGTTTTGCGCTACATACTTCTGTGCGGCGTTGCGCATGTCGTTCTCGCTAAATTCAAAGCCACAATCAGGGCAAATCCATTTCACTGATCTGACGACAACATGCTTTTTGTTATGTTCCTCGCTGCTGTCGAAGTCAGCAAGCATCTGCCGATGTGTAAGAAGGTGGAATTCGCCACAGTTCGGGCACTGATGCTGCCATTCCTCCTGCGTACCGGTCATATACTCGTCATCAATACGGCTAGTGCCTTTTATTGTCGGAGTGCTGAAAAGACCAATTACCCTGTTAAAGTAGGTGGTAGTTCTCTTCGCCGCCAAATCAACAGGGTCGCCCTCTACGCCGGCACTATCCGGGAAGCGGTCCACTTCGTCGCAAAGCAGAATGCGTATAGGTTTGGAAGCAAGGCCGCTCGGGGCGTTCGCACCTGCTATAATCAGCCTGCCGCCGGTAAAATACTTGCTCATGATGGTGTTACTGGTATTGCGGCTTTTGTTTTCGCGGAAAATGCTTTTCAAGCTTTTGGTAGCTTCAATCATGGGTGTGATACGGCTCTTGGAAAAATCCTCGCCGTCGCTCAACGTAGGCTGAATCATCATCATGGTGCAGGGGTCAAGCTGCGCAAAGCGGCCAATGACATTGTTCATGATATCGGACTTTCCCACCTGCGAGCAGCTCTTGACAACAACACGATGCACGCCCTTATCCGTAAAGGCATCCATGATGCTGCGCTGATAAGGTGCTCTGTCTGTACGCCATCTGCCCGGTTCTGCTGATTCCTGCGGCAGCATGCGGTAGGTATCTGCCCATTCGCTGACTGTAGTTTTAGGTGCCAGCTTAAGGCCATTGTTGAAAATGCGGCGTAAAAGCAATACCGTTTTCTGAGCACACATGCTAATCGCCCTCCTTCTCATCAACAGCATCAAACATGGTCGGTGTATAATCCCTGATTTCTTCCAAACGTCCTTCAACCTCCATGCTCAGCAGCTCTTCAATCTCCGGCTTGCTCTTTCCAAAAAGCAGCGGCGCCATCTTCGACGGAATGCCACGTATCTGATTGCGGAAGTTGACCAGTATTTCTGTCAGAACAGCCTCTACATCTGCAGCATCGTGCATCTCGCGCCGCTTTTGAGCCAGCTGGATTTCCGCCAGCTCTCTTTTTGCCTTTTCATGCAGAGCTTTTTCTTTCATCAGGTCAACGGATTCATCAGTTTTGTATTTATAGGCATAGTATTCAGCAATAACCTCGGGAAGAAGGTAATCTCCTTCAGGCTCTCTGGTAAGTATTTCTTCGTCTGCCAGCTGACGTACACGTCTGTCAGTGATGCCCAGCAGGCGTGCAAGCTCCGCGCCGGAGCCTCTTGGTACTATTTTTTTCGCCATGAACATCACCTCCTTTGCTGTTTGTCCACTGTAGGCAATACAAATCTGCTAATAAAATGCACCGCTTCGGTCTATTTTACAGCCTAGGCGGTGCGGAAATTGAGAATGACAAAAGCGGAAATGCTGTCCAGGCTAAATTTCCGCTTTTTGCTTTCCTAACAGACTATGAAATTGTCGACGAAAAATTTTTGCGTATTAGTGGAAGTCAAGAAAAAATTTTGCGCCTTTAGGGCATGTCCGAATTTTGCCCTGCGGAAGGAAATGTGATTTTTTAAATTCACAGCTAGACAATTTCCGGGAGTTCGCCGACCCGCAGGCTTTTTATTTTCCTGGAAGAACCTAGGCCCCCTGTCCACAAAACGCGAACAATAGAAAAGCCGTCGACCAATAGGCCAACGGCTCTCGCTATTCTTTTCTCTCACGCTTTCGCTATTATACATTATAGCACCGATTCACCCTCGCATTCTATCGCATCTTTCAAGAATACTGTTTAAACCTTTGGCATGAAGCTTATGTACATGTTGCCATGTATAGTTAAGCTCTGCTGCTATACGTTCCCACTTCTGGTAATTCAAATACCTGCGCTGCATCACAAGTCGCATTGGTCCCATCGGCAGCAGCGCAACTAAAGCCCGAACTTCTGCCAGCTGGGCGCACAGCTCATTGCAGCACTCTGCAATAATCTTTTCCTGCTCAATTATTTTCGCTACGGAATTTTCCAGCTTTTGGGCATTACCACTACCGCCGCCAGGCGATTGGCTATAAGCAGGCGTTACCTTCTGCGCAATGTTGCGCAGCTCCTGCAGCTTATCCAGCTCTCCCTCCAATGTGCGCTGAGCATACATAGCGCCTTTCAGCTTTTCTTTTAGTTCTTCTTTAGTCATACGTTGCCCTCCTGCCGGTTTTGATAATCTGCATGCAAACTTAAAAATTTATTATGGGTATTTTCCTAGGGTTTTATATTCTTAGAGGTTAATTTTCGCCTTTTAATCGTCTTTCACATATACGCATACCTCTAGCCTAGGTCTCTTCCGGTCAACGGAAAAATCCATATCACGCACGAGCACCATCTTGTCATCAAGATATACTGCACCCTCTAAGGCATCACAAAGCAGCTTATGCGTATTGTTCATATCACGCCGCCTGCCGTCTGGCCAGAAGGCAACTACTTCCAGCACAATCTTTTCTTCCGGTTCAGGCACGCGCCAGCCTTCCCGATGTGCCAAAGCATTAGCAATATAATACGCCTCTTCCTTCCAGGCTCTTGCCAATGGCGTAAGCACACGGTTTCTGCGTCCCATCACGTTGAAGTTTTTATAGCAATGATTGACGCTAGGCGGTATGGTCAATATTAAATTCAATTTATTCATTCCGTCGCTTTGCTCCCTTCTTGCGCTTATAATCATCCCTAAGCTCCATCTTCGCTCTGATATACCATTCGCAGGTTACAGCATTATAATATTTCTCCACGCTGATGATGCGATAGTCAGGATGCTTTTGTTCAAAATGTTTTTGCATATCTTCGCAGTCCTCCGGCCAAAGAGTCAGCTGCTGAAATTGCTTGCGGCTTGTTTTGGTATCGCTTACAGATTCCAACGGTTTAACAAGGTTACGGGATGAAGTATATCTCTTGCGGCCTTTAGGATCTTTGCTCAGATAGCATACCAGAGCTTCGATACCTCCATGCTCTGCCTGAATACGCTTACTATTCGCCCAACCATGTCCCCATGCTTTTTCGATAGCATCACGGTCTACGCCACGATTAATCAACAGATGATGATGCACTCTTCCCTTGCTGCTAACCTCGGTAACGTAGATGTATTTTAATTCCTTGCCATTAGCTTTATATAATCTTTTCAATCTGCGCATATAATTACGCAGCCTCTTCTCTCCCTCTTCAGGTGTACCAGGCAGGTTATCATTGTCATAGCTTAAAGTCAGATGAATGTCTTTGCTGCCAAAATTGCTTTTGGCCAGCAGTCTAAAATATCTGCGTGCCTTTTTATCGTTAAGGTTTTTCTGCTTCGGAGTTGTTGCCTTCTGTCTGCCGCCTCTAGATGGCTTATATTGCAGTTCAACAAACGGAAACAAATCAATCTCAATGTAGTCTGCTTTTTTATTTCCGCTGACACCTTGGCAATAATATGTTTTTTCCCGGATGCCGCTTTTAGCTCTCATTGCCATTGATTTATCCCCCTGATATTCTTTGTGGTCGCTTTGTTATTACTTACATACAAGCCTAAAGGGCTAAGCTGCCCTTAAAATCAAATGCCTGTATATAATGAAGAAACCTGCGAGGCAGAAACGCCCCGCAGCATCTTCCTTCATATATTCTTTATCATCTATTATTTACGCTAGCCTTTTGCCCAACATTTATTATGCTTCCATTCTCTGATGCGCTCATTGCGCATCTCGCGACATTCAGCCGCTGCTTTTGCCTTCGCCTGACGCTTCCCATTCAGTATGGCCAGGACAAATTTATACTTTTTGTAATCGCTGCATATTCTGCCGCAACCTGGGGAACGCACGTCACATTCTCTGCAGGGGCATGCTATTGATATGTCATATGCTTTCGCCCCACCAAAAGCCTTAGCTGCCTTAATCATTTTCGCCGCGCACCAGCGCCAAGCCAATAAAAAGAACTATGACAGTTATAACAAGATTAATGGTAAAGTCATCTACATTATCCACTTGCTTATACGTCCTTCCTTTTTTCCGCCGCAGAGCGCAGGCCGCATACGTGCGATATACTTCTTCTTTTTGTCTGCGCCATTTGCAATGCTTGTATATAATCTGCTAGTTAAATATGAGCGAGGCAGCAGCTCTACGGCCTGCGCTCTGCGGCAGAGATATTTGCTTTATTGTCTGTTGACGGTCTGTTGAACCATAGCCGCCCACACGTTCGCCGCTCGCATGATCATCTTCAGTTACAAAGTAACGTACAAAAATTCCCTGCATGCAGCGTTCGCCTTCTCTAATGATGATGTTTTCGCAACCGCTATTTCTGAATTTGACGCCTATGTTACCATCATTATTTGGATTGTTTGCATAATCACTATCGATAATGCCTACGCTGTTAACCAGCGACAAATTGAATTTAACGGCAAGGCTGCTGCGGATGAACAGCATCAGCACCATATCACCAGGCATAATAGCTTTGACGTTCAACGGGACCAGCACGCTTTCTCCGCCAGCCGGAACAAAAATATCTGTCGGAGCGTAAAAATCATAACCTGCAGAAAACTTGGTGCTGCACTGCGGCAGCTTGGTGCTTTCCGGTGCATCAATAGTAGGTAAAAATTTAATAATGCTATTCATCCTTGCTCTCCCCTTCCAGCAGCGCCGCACGCAAATATGCTGCTGCTTTTTCCAGGCAATCCACATCGCCGCTGCACTGCCAGTCATTGATGGCAAGCTGCGCACGATTAACTAATTCGTCCACCTTATTGATTGATGTTTCCTTATTATTCATGGTCGTTCTCCTTTGTTTTTTCTGCAGCCTGCTTATTGCTTTCCACCATGTACTGCATGATGATGCAATATACGGCAATATCACCAAGGCTTTCGCTGATTTTTTCTTCATCAATTGTTTGTCCGGCACCGAAAACATGAGCAACATGCTTTAAGCAATAGCTTTTAGCTGTCTCATACATATGTTCCCAGCTATCATCGCCGTATTGCAGCATAGCTCCGTTGCGAAAATTCGCCAGCTGGTCTTTGTCACCATATTGCTTGTTCTTTTTTCTGAAAAGGTTAGCAAGCTCATGGAATTTATTAATGCAGCTGTCAGTTAAATCATTCGTTTGCTCGTTCATTTTTATCTCTTGCCTGCTCCTTTCACCAATAAACCTTCTTTATGCGCCTGACGCGCTATCTTAGCAGTTTCATCATTGCTAAACGCAAGGCAGCTCGGGCAAATCGTTACTTCTTGGCCATTCTTCAATATATAGCGATTGCAACTGCCATTCTTTTGCCCGCATACGTGACATTGACGCTTCATGCTTTATCCCTCCCGAGCTTAAGCGGCGACGATAATTTTAATTCTCTCATTTTCTCATCTCCAATGCTCACGTGCTTTGCGGTACAGTGCGAACTTCGGAACGAAGACAGCAGCTCCACGACGAGCCTTTACAGCTTCTTTTTCAGCCATGCGACGGCGAATATCCGCATATTTCTCGGTAATCATACGATATGCATGGTAAATACGAAATTCTCCTTTTACTTTTACCAACACCGGCATCCCAGCTCGCCAAGGTATTAAGTATTGCTTACAATCAAACACACTAATCACTCCTTTATCAAATCATCATAACCCGGCAAAACCTTTATTTTAGGGCCATTTTTAAAGGAATTAACCTTATAAGGGTTTTGCCAGTCAATCTCAGCATAATCCAGGAAGAAGGCGCTAGCCTTGTCATAATAGGTTACGGCGTATTCTTTCACCTTTACGTATGGCCATTGTTTCTCGTCACCAGCCAATATCGCCGTCAGCATACCCTGAATACTTGTCCGCTGAGCAACCAAATCCGGATATATGCCCCAGCCTTTACGCAAGCGATGCTCCGGAATATCAACCTTGACTATTACGTCATGCGTTCCGGGTGCAGCCCAGTGAACTGCGTTGTTTGCCGTACCGAAAAAGCACAGTACGTTCTTCTTCCAGTTATTCTTCGAAGGAGGGCTAGGAAGAGGGCTAATCTTGATATTGAACAAGTACTTTGCCAGCTCCAGCCAGCTCATTGCTCTGTATAAAATCATTACTTTTCCTCCGCACGCTGCTTCATGGCAGCTTCCACCTCAGCAATAACATCAATGTCGCCAGAACTCAGCTCTTTGTTCTTGATTTTTACGATGTACTCATGTGCCAGGTTGACCATGTTTTCGACGCGGGTTTCCTTTTTCTGAATAGCCTTAAAATCATTCATCAGAACAAGACAAGTCGCACGCATCAGCGTAAAAGTAAGGTCGGTTATCAGCTTATTGGTTGCTTCCTCTTTGGCGATATTACAAAACGTCTTGTCGAGGTCACTCATTTTGACGTCTTGTTTAAAGGCCTTTTTAGCGGCAGCTCTCCGGAGCGCTCTGTTTACTCCCATGTTCTCACTCCCTTAAGGTAATTGGTCGATAAGCTCCTTTGGGAGAGCTTTATATTGAGGCGTTACCGCCCTTTGCTCATTCTCATATCTAAATTCGCATTCACCCGGTGCGGGGTTCTCGCGCAGTGCGTGAACCTGCAGGCCAAGGCGGTGGAACATCTTACGTCTGGGGCAATCCTTGACCACATCACCCTGAGGGCAGGCGTAACAGTTGAGGCTCGCACCGTCGACCAAATCCAGAAAATCGGATTGGCTGATAGTCACCAGACGTTCACTGTCGCTTTTGTCATAGCGAAAGTCATCGTAATGAGCTACCTTGATGGCTGTTCTCTCTATACGGCGCACGACCTTGACTCTTTCAACTGGATCCAGCTTGCTCATGCGGTCATCGATAACCTTATGCATGTATGTTTTAGCCGTGCTCAGCCAGCGCCGCCAGTCTTTGTTTTGGGTGCTGGCATCCTTCAGGATTATTTCTAAAGCCTGTACGCTGGCGCTCAACCACATCAGCTGATTAAGCTCAGTGCTGGCCATGTATCTTGACTCTTTCATGGGTTCACCTTCTCCAGCTCAGCGCCGATAGTGCCATGCATACGGCCATTATATATACTACTCATTGCGTCCTCCCATTTGGCGGATTTCCTCGCCGATGAGCTTGTGCAGCTTCTTCAGCTCCTCTTTGGTCAGCGTCACGCCCTTGCCGGGCTTGCCGTTGGGGTTCCAGGTGCGCAGGTCATATTTTGTGTATTTTTCATCCCAGACAACCACATTCAGCTCCTTGGTGTAGCCGGAAGGGTTCTCGCTGAGAGCGCCGATTCTTCTTTCCAATTTGAAATCAATTTTCATTGTATTTGCTCCTTGCTTTTGTTATAATAACTATGATCGTTTTGCTTAGAGCATTGACAGTTTGCGGCTGCCAATGCTCTTTTTCTTTTGTCCATGCCGGCAGTGCTCATTTATGCACCTCGATGGGAATCAGCACGATATCACCGACCTGAAGTGTGCCCTTGATATTGCTAAATTTGCGAGTATAATAGATAACCTCGTGGATGTCTCTGCGGTCGCCTTCGCTATCCATGACGCCGCCTACCAGGTGCCATAATGTATCGCCTTCGCCGGCAACAGTTTTTACTACATATTTTTCTACCGGACGGCTATAGTCCCACGCCGCCCAAATGCAGCAGGCTGCCACCAAGGCAAATAACACTTTTTTCATCATCGTTTCCCTCCTTTACACAACGCCTTTACGTATTTGCTCTAGACGAGCAAGGTAGCTATTGCCGGCATTAGCAGTGCGAATATTGACCTTGGCCGGCTTAATCACCGGTGTATATTCAGTCATATGCTCATTGCACATCTGCTCCAGCAGCTCATCAGCACGCTTTACGTTGATACGCCAGCCGCCGATTTTTACGGCCGGCAGCTTGCCCTTCCGGCACATATCGTAGATGGTACCTACGCTGGCTGATACGTGCTTAGCGTAATCCTTGATTGACATATACAGTACCTCAGCCATGTGAATCACTCCTTTCTTTTACTTTCTTTCTCCACATCCGTGCTATATAGGTTAAAGCTTTTCTCTTACACATTCTTTGATACATTCCGTCAGATCATCTTTGGTCGGCGGGGTGTATCCTTTTTTTACTATGTACAAAACCAAAGCTTTAAATCTGTATTGAACTCCCAAAAGCAGATACAGCGTGAAAAGGTTAGTCATTACCAGCAAAACAATAATTATTATCATGCCTTGCCTCCGCTTTATTAAAATTAAAACTGAGCTGTAAAAGCGAGAGATATTGTGAATAATATTTCCTACGCTTTTGGTCCTGCTGAATATGCAGAAGCAATAATGTGAAGGCTGCCATATCAGGGCACTGCTGAAAGTTGCAATTATATGGGCGCTTCATCAGCCAGCAGTCACACATCTTATCCAGCTTCTTGCCACATCCATTACAGAAGTTTCCTTCTTTGACGACTTTCCCACAATGTGGGCAGGTCGTCATTTCTTTATCATCCATCATTCCCCACCTCCCTTCTTTTCCACCACCTCGCAGCAGTGTTATAATGAAAGCACAGGAAGGAGGTGTTTGTTATGTCAAGTTTGCCAATTCCACCGGATGTATATTTTTCTGATTTTGCTTTTGATTTAAAGTGTTATTCTGTAATCAGAAATAGTATTACAGTCGGTCAATACTCCGGTTTGGATAATACCGAAAATCGTAAATCGTATGTGCATTTTCAACTTCCCTGCGATATTAAAGCTGGAGATTTGTTGGAATGTAATGGCGATTGCTTCTTAGTTACCAAGGTTGAGTTTGATACTTTTGATGGTCAAAAAGCTCTCCTAAAGGCTTTTATCATTCAAAAAATCTAAATAAAATCTTCTTGAGAACAAGGCAATCCATTTTAGTACAGCTCTAGTTTTTTGAAGCCCTAAGATTTGTACTTTTATATGCATTGCTAAAATATTGTTTTGATAATGTTTTTCTACTATGCCTCTGCAATCTTGGTTATCAGCCAAATTGTTAGAGGCTTTTTCTTCTTCCATGCCCTAGCCTCCCTTCTTCCTCACTTTCTCCACTTCCGTGCTATAATGAAAGCACAGGAAGGAGGTGTTTGTTATGCAAAGAAACGAATATATTTATATTCTTAACGGCATCCTTGACGGCTTAAAGAAGAACAATACGAGTAATGTTAATCCGCCTCTTTCGGATAAACAAATTGACGCTATTTCAACAGCCGTTATGAATGCCATCGCAAGATACGACTCTCTAAAACGCCCTAAATAATATCTACCTTAACATCGGCATATTCAAAAGGCATTTTCAGATCTTCTAAAGCTGCTTCCAATTCTGCCTGTGCCTTTTGGACACGCTCAATCTTACGACCAAGCTCACTTCTTTTGTATTGAGCCTTCACCTCAATACAAATTGGTGAGCTTTTGCTTTTTGTATCATCCATCTTCCCCACCTCCCTTTCTCAGCTCCTGCACCAGCGCCAGCAGCTCATCCAGATACTCCAGCTTACTATAGCCTTCCAGCTCGCAGACCATGAGGTCCATACGGATGTCCGCCAACAGGCGCAGCTTCATTTTTTCCCGCGCCAGACGATTAAACGCGCGGCGTGTTGCCGGTGTGTCCGGCGTAAATTGAATGCTCATTATTGCCCTTGCTCTTTCTCCCACCATCTGGCGCGCTGAACATTTATTGCCTCGAAAGTCTTTCTGTAAAGTTCAGCTCTCTTTTGCCAAAACTCAGCGGCAGAAGCACAGCGCAGCTTTTCGCATCCCAGCGCTTCCTCTTCGGCTTCCTGCGCTTTGGATAACAAAGCCATAGCGCAGGCCGAAACTTCATCAAGGGTAAGTGTAAGTTTCATTTCATTACCTCCACGTAGCATTTATGCAACGCTATCTGCAAAAAAAATTTCCGTAGGATTGCTAATGTCAGCGATTTTTGCAATCATATTAGCTTCTTCAACTGTAATAGGTGTCTTACCATTAAGCTTTGCATTCATACTTTTCACAGATAAATGCAAGGCTTTAGCCAATTTTACCTGAGTAATTCTTTTCTCAGCTAAAACGCCTCTCAATTTATTCAAGTCCAATTTGCTCACCTCCTAAAGATTGCTTTGTTGCATTTCTGCTACGATTATAATACACCGTTCCGAAACATAAGTCAAGCATAAATGCAACGATTTTTACTTTTTTCTTGTACTTATGTTGCATTTATGGTATTATTCTACTAAAGGAGTTGACTATAATGAGCGAAAAAGAATTAACTGATTTAATCGAACGCATAAAAGAACGACGTCTAAAGTTGGAAATGTCTTATCAAGATTTATCCGATGCTACCCAAATAAGTAAATCAACCTTGCAACGCTATGAAACCGGTTACATTAAAAAGGTTCCTATTAATCAAATTGAAATCTTAGCCAAAGCCCTGCACACCACGCCTAGCTACTTAATGGGTTGGGATGCTCCCACTTCCCCCTCTCTCTCCCTCACCCAGCAGGAAGAAACACACATAAAAAAATACCGCCAGCTGGATGCTGACGGCAAGGAAGAAATTGACGATTTGATTGATGTTAAACTGGCCAAGCTCCAGCGCAAGGCGGAAGAAGACGTGGAGAGTTTAGGATAATAAGGAATTGACAAAAATTTACTAATAGGTTACAATAAGACTACTAGATACACCGGTATCGCTTGCGACCGGTTGAAGGCCATCGTCTTATTGTAAGGCGATGGCCTTCTTTAGTTTGTGCAGAAAGAAGTGTTTGGATGGGTATACCAATTATATTTGACAAACCGTTTAAAACGTATGATGAGCAAATTGCCCATTTACGTGATAATTATGGGCTTGATATTGTTGATGAGGAACTTGCAAAATATATTCTGTCAACTTTTTCCTACTATGACATTATCAATGGTTATCAAGAGTGCATGATGCAAAACGGAAAATTTAAAGAAGGTATCAGTCTTTTGTATCTTTACTTTTTTCATCTGTTTGACAAGGAATTTCAAAATATCTTATTCAAGAATATTTTGCTTATAGAAAATTCATTTAAAGCAAAGCTGGCCTACTCAATTTCTGCTCATTACGGAGTTTCTATGTATGACTATCTTGATAAAGCTAACTATAAACCAGGATATAAAGGAAAAATCTTCTTTAACATTTTAAAAACTAACATTTTTCGAGAGATTGGCAAAACAGATAAGCAAAATAACCTAATTGCCTGTACCAAACAACCATGCAAACATTATTACGATACACATCATCATATACCGGCATGGATATTGATGAAAAACGTATCGTTTGATAAAGCAATTACTCTTTATCTGCTGCTAAAGCCAGAAGTAAAAGAAGAAGTAACAAATGCATTGATCAGTGTCGATGTACCCATAAAAGATAAAATAGCATTCGTAACATCTGCTCTAACGTTAATAAGAAAATTCCGCAATGTAATAGCTCATAATCTCAAATTTGTTACCTATAGCCAGAAAAATTCAAAGCTTCCTTATAAAACCACTTTAAATTTAATTAAAGAAGAATCTGCTACTGCTGGCATTACCAGCTTTGATGACACTTATGGTTGCTTAATTGCTATTTTTATTTTACTAAATGATACTAAAGAACAAATTTCGTTTCTCAAGTGTTTACAAAAACTGCTGACAGCGCCGCCCTTAGGAGTAGAAGAGCTTCAGCCTTTGACGAAATATATAGTAAATCATTATTTGGAAATAACTGGCTTAGGAACTGATTTTTCTAATAAACTGATTGGTCTTACTCGTGCCTGTATTAAAAGTGCTATCTTATCAGAGCAAAAGAAAAAAGGATTTATGGATCTCTGCAATATAATACAGTCTCAATGACACTAACATCACTGTTTCCTATATTTAAAAATACCGCCAGCTGGATGCTGACGGCAGGGAAGAAATTGACAATCTGATTGATGTTAAGCTGGCCAAGCTCCAGCGCAAGGCGGAAGAAGACGTGGAGAGTTTAGGCTGATAAGGTAAGGAGTGATTGTATGGATTTCAAACTGCCAGAAAATATCTTAGAGTTTCTACATTTTCAAAGAAATATTTTGCGTAAATATAAAAACTATATAAAGTCAAAAATGCAAAACGACTACAAGAAAGCAGCTATACTAGTTTATTGGCTAAATGATTATATTGAATATATCAAATCGGAAAAAACTTTCAATCCATCTATGAATATCACTTATAAACGCGGTCAAATTGTATTTGTTAATTTTGGCTATCGTATAGGCACTGAATTAGGTGGCGACCATTATGCTATTGTATTAGATGTAAAAAATTCTAAGCAAAGCAAAAGCGTTACAGTTCTCCCGTTAAAAAGCAACAAAAAGAAAAATACAACATATTCTAAAATTTACTATTTTCCTCTTGGCAATAAGATTAAATATCTATTGGAAAATAAAGCCTATTCAATTTTGGATGCAAATTTTTCTGAAGCATTATTATTAGCTCGACAATTAAATTTAGCAAAACAAGCTGACCCACAAATGAATCCAAAGACAATGCCAGAAGTGCAAAAAGTAGCAGCACGTTTAAAGCGTAATCGCCGTATAGCTGATAGTATTTTGGCCTATGCTAAGCAACTTAACAACGAAAGTATAGCAGATATGGGCCAAATTATCACTATTAGTAAGCAACGAATTAAACATCCATGTAAGCCACATGACGTACTAACCGGTGTAATTCTTGATGAAGAAACGCTTAACTCTATAAGTGAAGAATTGAAGAAATTTTATGTAGGGATTTGACTTATAGCTAACTACGTATTATAATAATGATACTAGATGGTCATGAGCCATCATCATATCATTAAATACCACATGATGGTATAAGTAAAGGCCCTACAGCTTAGGTTGTAGGGCCTTTTTCGTTATAATAAAAATACCGCCAGCTGGATGCTGACGGCAAGGAAGAAATTGACGATTTGATTGATGTTAAGCTGGCCAAGCTCCAGCGCAAGGCGGAAGAAGACGTGGAGAGTTTAGGCTGATAAGAAAGGAGTAATACAATATATAGTGGTGTATTCGTGGTTCTATACCACAAAATCCGCTAAAAGTCAAATGTTTTTTCTATTCGTATTGACAACCAAGGAAAATAATATTAAAATATATATTACAAAGAACAGATTGTTCTGGTTATATGCTAATAACGTCCTTGGTAGTAAGTCTCCCGCCGATATGGGAAGCACCGAATCCAGGGACATTTTTATTTTAGGAGGTATTTATGAAAGTAGCAATTTTTGTTGATGGGGGCTTTTATCGCAGGCGTTCTCAAACTGTCTTGGGAGATATCCCAGCTATAGAGCGAGCAAAAGAGCTGGAAGATTATTGTCACAGGCACCTACATAAGAGCAAGGGCAAGAATAGCAACAAAGAAGTAGAACTTTATCGAATTTTCTATTATGATTGTCCTCCTATGGAGAAGAAGATATATCACCCATTACTAAAGAGGCAGGTTGACTTCTCTAAAACAGAACTGTATACATGGTCCATTGCCTTCTTCGAAGAGCTAAAGAAAAAGCGCAAATTTGCTCTGCGAATGGGTAAACTGGCTGATGGCCAAGCTCATTATACATTAAAAGAAAAGGTCTTACGTGCATTGTGTAACGGTAAAACAAAATTCGAGGATTTGACAGAGCAAGACTTTTACATAAGCGTTGACCAAAAGGGCGTAGATATGAAAATAGGTATCGATATTGCATCTTTGGCATATAAGAAGCAAGTAGACCAAATAGTTTTGATTTCCGGAGATAGCGATTTCGTTCCTGCTGCTAAATTAGCCAGAAGAGAAGGTATAGATTTTGTTTTAGATCCACTTGGTGCTCCTATAAAGCCAGATTTGTTTGAGCATATCGATGGCTTGCGTTCTTGTGACAAACAGTATATTGAACACTTTAAAAAACAACAATAAAAACAAAAGCACAAACTGGTCGAAATCGACCAGTTTAGACTTGTAAAAGCCAGATGAAAAGCGATATATATTTTTTGCATGTGGAGAGTTTAGGATAATAGATTTTGAAAGTGAGGAATGAAGACATGAAAGATGTAAAATTATTTCAGAGTGCGCAGATTCGCTCCATTTGGAACGATGAAGCTGGAGAATGGTTCTTTTCTGTTGTCGATGTTGTCGGTGCATTGACCGACAGTGCAGATAAATCAGCTTATTGGCGCAAGCTAAAGCAAAGAATGAAGGCAGAAGGTAATGAAACCGTGACAAATTGTCACAGGTTGAAATTGCTTGCAGAAGACGGGAAAATGCGTCTCACTGACACCGCAAATACAGAAGGTATTCTGCGTATTATCCAATCTATCCCCTCACCTAAAGCCGAACCATTCAAGCAGTGGCTCGCGCAACTCGGTGCGGACCATATCCACGACCTTGAAGCAGCAGAAGCTTTCAACAAAGAAATAGACGCTCGCATTGAAGCACGAAATAATATCAAACAGCATAACGTTGCTCTCGCTGATGCAGCCTTTGCCGCAGGCATAAAAACGAACCTTGACTTCGCCAAATTCCAAAATAGCGGTTACATGGGACTTTATGGCGGTGAAACCGCTGGCGATATAAAACGTCGCAAGAAGCTTAAACCTAATCAAGAGATTTTAGACCACATGGGCAGTGTGGAACTCGGCGCGAACCTGTTCCGCATCACGCAGGCAGAAGACAAACTGCGCCGTGAGAATATCAGTAGCAAAGAAGCTGCCAACAAAGTGCATTACGAAGTCGGTCGTACCGTTCGCAAAACTATTGAAGAACTCGGCGGTACAATGCCAGAGAAATTGCCTACGCCAAGCGAAAGTATTAAGCAGCTCGATAAACCTAAAAAATAAAAAATACCGCCAGCGCAAGGCTGACGGCGAGGAAGAAATTGACAAATTTTTACTTATAAGCTACAATAAGTCTGCGAGATATACCGGTATCGCTTGCGACCGGTTGAAGGCCATCGTCTTATTGTAAGGCGATGGCCTTCTTTAGTTTGTACAGAAAGAAGTGTTTAGTCGGAAGAAAAAACGCCCCCATATCGGAGGCGCACGATAAATATATTAGTTTACTGCGATAAAGCGTTTAGACAATGCTTCTTGTAATATTTTGGATAAGCTCAGACCTTCTTCAGCGGCCTGTTCATCCATCCAGCGTGGAAGGCTGATGGTGCGTTTTACCGCCCTATTGTCCTTAATATCTGCCTGAATAAAATTTACAAATTCGTTATCATCTAATTCGATGCTTTGCAAATTGCTAGGTGCGGGAATTTCTTCCTTACTATCCTTCAAATATTCAATCCACTGCGTGAGCGCAGCTTCGGCCATCTTCATGGCGTTACCCAAAGATTTGCCCTCGCTGATGCAACCTGGTAAATCAGGGAAAATAATAGTATACGTACCATCCTCGTTTGCATGGAACACAGCAGGATAAACGTATTCTTGTAGTGTTTGCCTCCTTTTCATGTTAGCGACTTCCTCCTTTTATTATTAAATGCTATTTAATTAATGATTGCGATTATAGTAAGAAGCCCGCAAAGCGGGCGGAGTAAAAAGTAATCTCTATTTTACTCCCGCAGCTTTGAGGATTGCTTTCGCTGTCAGCTCGTTCAATTCCCGGTGCCTTGGAACCTGAACGGAGCGGCTACCTGGTTTTTTATAGATTGTGTGATCGCCATCATCACGCTCTAGCTTGTAACCCGCTTTTAACAGCAGTTTTACTAAATCGCGCCGTTTCAC